GTCGATGACCCGGGATTTAAGGTCTTCCTCGGGACTATAGGCCCGAGGCTGATCTATCTACGGAATGACGACGAACATATCGTGTCATGCCGGGGAATCATGATGGGTGAGGCTATCGCCAAACCCATCCTGACTATACTCAATCTATCGATTGAGGAACTCGCCTTTCTGGAGCATTGTCATGCTACAGAAAGGCTGAGTGATTGGAACCCCGCCCCTTATAAGGGGTGGAGAGGGTTCCATATAGGCGGAGATGACCATATCGCATATGGCCCAAAGCGGTACCTCGATAGAATTACCGCGATTCATCTCGCGCTTGGATCCCAGATCTCTCCCTCCAAACATGGAGTTGGAAAGACCGTGGTAAAATATACTGAGGCAATCTTATATATAAGAAACCTCAGTAATCACGTTCCTTATAAGGAAACGAACCGTCGCCTCGTAGAATCCTGTTGGATTGACGGGGTGAAGGTACGCCTCCTTGAAAAGGGTCAATCGACCCAAATCAAGAAGGATGACAAGAACGTTGCATTCGGTAAAGCCGTGCAACTTTCTCGAACCCTCCAGTGGCAACAGCCACGGGATTGGGTTAAAATGGTTCTTCTCCTATTTATTAATAGGATGGGATCATTATTACCAAGTAGTGGGAGATATCCCAAGATTTGGTATCAAATCCTACTTCCCCCAGAAATAGGGGGTTTGGGACTCGGTGTTTGCGAGGACATATATGAACTCGTAAACAACGCACCCTGGCCTACCCGATGTATGATCGGGAAGCTCAGGGAAGTTGGTAGGTTGCATGAGGAGAAATCCTTGTTGAGAACACTCAACGGCAACCCATCAAAGCGAGGGTCAGTCTCCTATCGGAGAAAAGCTGACCTCATCGTAAAGCGCCTCTGCGAGGGGACATATCCCCTCGGAGGCGCTCACGGCCTAATTCCTTTTAAGGACTTATGGACGTTGTTTCCCGGTTGCAAAGACTCTAGAGAGTTGATGGACCGGGCTGCGGAGTGCCAAATCCTCACATATGAGGATTTCGCACTACGAATAACAAGAAGTTCGTTATATGCGGACTTGTTGTTAGAGAAGCCGGCCCGAAAAGAGATTTTCGGGTCCGCTCCTTATGAGATTCGTTATAAAAATATTTATGACAAACTCTTAAATCTTACAAAGGACTACAGTCCTAAGGAGGATTTTACATCATCGAACTTCCCAAATCTGAGAGGTGCGATCATGGAGGCTTTCGGGTCTGGATTTATCTATACCCGGAAGTCTAAGCTCAGTTCTCCATTTGGTAAAGTGGAGGATTGCGCTGGTTGGGACATGGCCGGCTTAACCGTGCCACACCCCAAATTGGTGCCAGGGGTGAATCTATCGATTCCCCCCGGCCCCAAACACGACACTGAGGATCCCTCTATCGAGGAGAAACTCAAGTCTTATATCGGTAACAACTTCTCTATAGAGAGGAAGATACCGTCTGCGACCGCTATCGCGGTTAAACAGAGCGTTGCACCCGTTATGGGGAACCAACTCGCTCAATAAGCACCACTAATCGATGTGGATTTAAAGTTTGGCGTAATTCC